CAGGCTCTGCACCAACCTGGGTAAGCCAGTCTACTTTATCTGTCGGTACAGCAACTAACATTGCTGGTGGCTCGGCAGGTGCGATTGCATACAACAGCGCAGCAAGCACAACCACATTCTTAACGCTTGGCACGTCTGGTTACGTTTTGACCGCAGGAGCAAGCGCCCCGCAATATGTTGCACAATCTACTCTGGCGGTTGGAACTGCTACTAATCTAGCTGGTGGAATTGCAAGTCAAATACCTTACCAAACAGGCGCAGGCGCAACATCTTTTATTGCAAACGGCACAACTGGTCAGGTTTTAACGTCAAATGGCACAAGCGCCCCATCATGGACAACGCCTACGGCCTATGCAACGGTGACGGATGACACGACAACCGCAGGGACCAGATATATATTGTTTGCAAACCAAACAAGTGGCAATTTGACAACTGAATACACAAGTTCTACAAAACTAACCTATTGGCCTGCAACTGGCGCATTGACCAGCGGTTTAAATGGAGGTACTTTCTAATGGAAATTACTTGGAAAATATTGGAAATTTCTGCTGAAAATGAGTTAATTACTCATGCTAAATACTTTGTAACAGCAACAGAAGATGATAAAAAAGTGGAAACAGAAGGCAATTGGTGGTTTAAAAACCCAGTAATGACCGTTCCTTTTGCGCAAGTGACTGAGGATATGGTCGCTAAATGGGTAGAGAGCGACACCTACAAGGATGGCGTAAATTTAATTACATCTAGACTCATAGAACAGTTAAAATCCTTATCTAAGCAAACCGTTGTTCCGCCCTGGAAACCACAAGTTTTTACACCTAATATCTAAAAATGGCGCAAACAAACTATACCCCAATTTATTTATATAACAGCGGAACGGCTACTAATACGCCTCTCGCTGCTAATTTGGGTGCGGGTGAATTAGCTATTAATTACACAGACGGCAAGTTGTTTTATAAAGACAACAACGCTGCAATACAAGTAATTGGATGGAAAACAACCCCTACAACCGCAGGCGGTACAGGTTTAACCAGTTACACAGCAGGTGATCTGCCATATTATGCTTCTGGTTCTGCTTTATCTAAGCTAGGAATAGGCACGGCAAATTACGTTTTAACATCAAGTGGTACTGCGCCCCAATATGTAGCTCAAGCTACGTTATCAGTTGGATCTGCTACAAATGCAACAAATACCGCAATTACAGATAACACAAGCTCTAGTGCTACTTGGTATCCAACAATTGTTAGTGCAACAACTGGTAATTTACCACAAACAACATCTAGCACTAAGTTAAGTTTTGTGCCAAGTACAGGAACTTTAACTGCAACAAGTCATGCTGGTGCATGGGCTGGTAACACAATTACTGTTCCTTATGGTGGAACTGGAATTACAAGTTTGACTGCTAATTACATTCCATATGGAAATGGAACAAGCGCATTTCAATCTAGCTCAAATTTTACATTTGATGGTTCAAATTTATCAGTAAATGGAAATATCAATTGTAATGGAAATAATGCAATTTCTGCTTCAAATCCTACTGGTGGAAGTGGTGGTTTAAAACTTTCAAACCCATCAAATAATACTAATGCTTATATTGCAAGATTTTATGGTTATGATGGTTCACAAACTGGAAGTATTCAAACTTATGTTAATTTAACAACATACAGCGTATCATCTGACAAACGTTTAAAAAATGATATTGGCATAGCAACTGATATGTCAGTCATTGATAACACAATTATTCATGATTTTTCTTGGAAATTTGATAACCGTGTTGATCGTGGTGTATTTGCACAAGAAGCATATTTAGTTAAACCAATTGCAGTTGTTGTTGGAGAAGATACTTTAACTGAATCTGGTTCATTAGCTGTTCCTTGGTCTGTTGATTACAGTAAATACATTCCAGATTTAATTGTTTATTGCCAACAACTCAAGAAACAGATAACAACAATGCAAGCACAGCTTAAGGCGGCTGGTGTGGCAGGGTTTTAAAAGGATAAAAAATGACTGTAAATTTATCATATTTAGCTGGTGCAGGAGCACAATTTTTTGACAATAATGGTGTCCCATTATCAGGAGGTCTTTTATATACCTACTCTGCTGGTACTACTACTCCACAGGCAACATATACATCTAATTCTGGTTCTATTGCCAATTCAAATCCTATTGTTTTAGATTCTAGTGGTAGGGTTACTAATGAAATTTGGTTAACAAGTGGTCAAACATATAAATTTGTATTGCAAACAGCATCTGCAGTTCAAATATGGTCATTTGATAATATAAGTGGTATTAATGATTTTTCATCTTTATTATCACAATTTTCAGCAGATACTGGTTCTTCATTGGTTGGATTTTTACAATCTGGAACAGGTGCAATAACTACTGAAACAGTACAAACAAAATTAAGACAATTTGTAAGTGTTATTGATTTTGGTGCTGACCCAACTGGGGCAACTGATAGTACAAGTGCAATCCAAGCCGCTATAAATTATGCTTGTGGATTAGTTACTGCAGTATCTACTGGAGACCCAATTAATGGTGCAACTGTATTGTTTAGGGGTGTTTTTAAAATTACAGCACCTTTAACAGTAGGTGCTAGTAATGTGGTTTTAGATGGTCAAGGTGGTACAACAATTTATCCATATTACACATCAACCACTATTGGATCACAAATTTACAATGGAGCACCTCCTGTATTTATTATTGGTACTGCTCAATTATGGCAAGGCTCTGGAACATATAGCAGTACATACAAATACAACAGAATTAATGGATTCATTATTAAACGTCCAACAGGAGGCTCATACATTGGTGCAATTGGTGTTTTATGTTCTGGAACTAGAAATGCCTCAATTACAAATATGTTGATTGAAACTCAATATTGTGGTTTATATTTAGAAAATACTTCTGAAATTTTTGTTGAACAAATATCTTCTATTGGATGTACTTATGGTTACATTTTGGATAGCAGAAATAACAGATCATCTTCTCAAAGTGTTTTGAATTTATCATGCACTGGTAATGATGTAAGTTCATGTAACTTCAATATGTTAACTGCATATTATCCACAATCAACTGGATTTATGACTATCAATTGTGGAACTATAAATGTTTCAAGCATGACTATTGGACAATTTTCAACAGCAATAGATACAACTGGGACATTAGGTTTGCCTAATGGAACAGGTGCAGGTATTTATATTGATGGTGGAGCACCTGGGACAAATGATTTTGTTAGGGGAAGTATATTTACTGATGTAGTATTTGAAGCACCAAGTAACATTTTTATTGATTGTATTTTTATTAATTCAACAACTGGGCAAGAATTAGTACAAGGTATAACTTTTCAAAATTGTGTAGTACAAACTTATGCCCCTGCAAATAGTTCATATCTAACTACTTTTATTTCAGCTCAAACTCTTAATGCTGGTTTAATTTCTAATATTGTTTGTAATAACTGTGGTTTTGTATACCAATCAAGTGGTTATTATTATGGTCAAATGGCAAATAATTATGGAAATACTGGAGTATTATTTGATAGTTGTTATCCATTAGTTGCTTTTTCTAATTCTTTGTTAGCACCATCAGATCATATTAACAATAAAGTAATTATAGATACTCCAGCACTTACTGCTTTTCCTCCAAGTGGATGGACTGCAAATGGTTCAAGTGGAAGCTGTACTTATGGAGGTGGCTCATCAGGTGTTCCATCATATATAACATTTACTGGTAGTACAAGTGCTATTACCATCTCAAAAGATTATGTATTTGTAAATTATGCTCCTCTAGCCGCACCTTTCATTGAATTTTTAGTAAATGGTTCAACTGGAAATAATCTTTTGGTTTATGCAATTGTCAATGGTGTATCTGAAACACAAAGTAACAATGGTAATGGAACTCAGCCTGCTAGATATAGTAATGCTTTATATTTTCCAACAAGTGTCAGCTCTACAAATAAAAGATACATTTTTACATTTAATCCTTTTTCTGCAAATTATCCATTTAATGATGTTACTTTTTATATAGGTATTAATAATTCAAGTTCACCATCAAATACTGTAACCATAAGCAATATCAGAGTTGGTTACTTTGAAGGTCAATCAGTAGCTTACAACCCATTTTCATAAAAATCAAAATGACTACACCTAATGACATTATTAGCAGAGCATTAAAAGACATTGGAGCATTAGAGGCTGGAGAAGTTCCAACCCCAGAAGCATCACAAGATGCCTTTGATATGTTGCAAGACATATTAGACCAATGGTCTAACGAAGATATGATGGTGTTTTATAAGAATGAAATCATATTTAATGTAACGCCTGGTCAAACTCAATACACAATTGGGCCTGGTGGTCAAATAGGAGCAGTTTTTACAGGTTATATACAAAATAATATATTAACTATTACCCAGTTAACGTCTGGTGGCATTTCAATTAATCAGACTGTTACTGGTCTAAATGTTCCATCAAATACCACAATAACACAAATGTTATCTGGCGCTGGTGGTCAAGTTAATGAGCTTGGCACATATCTTTTAAACACAACATTTGTCAATCCAACTCCCACATTCACGGCCTCTATTTCTGGAACTACTTTAAACGTAAGCGCAATTAGCCAAGGAACGCTTGGAGTTGGTTGCGTAATTTCTGGTGCTGGTATAACCGCAGGAACCACAATCACAGCTTTAGGCTCTGGCTCTGGTGGCACAGGCTCATACACAATAAGCAACAGTCTAACAATCAGCAGCGAAGCAATGACGGCTACGCCAATACCTGTTAACTTTAATTCTTATTATCAACGTCCATTAGGACTCAGATCTGCATTTGTTAGGGTTAATACTACTTCTAACGGTGCGCCTATAACTGGCGGTGGTTTAGATTATCCAGTTGCGGTATTAAACCTAGAACAGTATGAAATGATTGGCCTAAAAACGCTAAATGGTCCTTGGCCTAAAGCGGTGTATTATGAGCCAACAGAAACGCTTGGTAATATTTATTTATGGCCTAATCCATCACAAGGTCAAATGCACATTTTTGTGGATCAGATATTTTCTAGGTTTACAACACAATTTGACAACATCAATCTTCCGCAGGGCTATAACATGGCTTTGCGGTGGTGTCTGGCAGAGCGTTTAATGCCAATGTACGGCAAAGCTAGTCCCACACAAATACAGATGATTATGAAGTTTGCTGCGCAAGCTAAATCAACTGTTAAACGCACAAACATGAACCCAGCAATTACATCAACTTATGCAGATGCGCTTTTAGTTGGCAGACAAAAAGATGCTGGTTGGATTCTTTCTGGTGGATTCTTCAGATGAGTGATTTTGGCTTTGTTGGCCCATCTTACGAAGCATCATCCATTTATCAGGAGGCTCAAGAATGCATTAATTTTTATCCTGAAATAGATCCACTCAAACCGCCTGGTAGTAGAGGTGTGGTGGCGCTTTATCCAACGCCAGGACTAACGTCTATTTTTCAATTAAATAATGCGCCTGTGCGTGGTATGCGCACCCTTAGTGGTGGTAAATATTTAATTATTGTTTGTGGTTCATCTGTTTATTCTGTGACTTATTCTGGTGGATATGTAAGCACACAAATAGGTACATTAACTACAAGCACAGGTTATGTGTCTATTACTGACAATATAATGACTAACACAGGTTTAAATGCCTATATTGTCGACGGTGTAAACAGATATTATTGGATTGCAAGCGCAAACAGTTTTAATACTTTGCTTGCATCAGACGGGCCTTGGGTTGGTGCTGATGTTTGTGATGTAGTAGATAATTACATTGTTTACAATCAACCTGGAACGCAAAATTGGGCAGCAACTGATCTTGGACTAGTAACGTCTAAAAATGCTTATTACGGCACAAAAGATGGCGCTCCAGATCCACTTGTTTCACTTATAGTAGACCACAGACAAGTGTTTTTGCTTGGAGAATTTACGGCTGAAATGTGGACTGATGTGGGTAATGTAATACCAGGCATTATTAGTTTTCCGTTCCAAAGGGTTAGCGGAACTTCTGTTCAGCATGGATGTGCTGCGCCATTTAGCGTTGCTAGATTTGGTGAGCAATTTGCGTTTGTTTCACAAGACTATCGTGGTCAAGCAATTATTGGCGTTATGCAAGGCTATTCTTTTAAGAGAATTAGTACCCATGCTGTAGAGCAAACCCTAATGAATCAGTATATAGCTGATGCTGTGGCTTATACATACCAGCTCGATGGGCATGAGTTTTATGTTGTTACGTTTCCATCAATCAATATTACATGGGTATTTGATTTAACGACAGATATGTGGCATAAATGGTTGAGTTGGGACGGTGCGCAATTCAATCGTCACAGATCCAATTGTGGTGCAATATTTAATAATGTCTATTTAGTTGGTGACTTTGCTAATGGTCAGATATATCAATTAGACAATGCGGTTTACACGGAAGCAGGCAACACAATCCGAAGGTTAAGACGTTGCCCACATTTGGTTACTGATTTACAACGCCAGTATTTTGCAGAGCTGCAGATCCAATTTCAGCCTGGTGTTGGATTAGAAGTAGGCCAAGGACAAAACCCACAAGCCATGTTGCGCTGGTCAAATGACGGTGGTTCAACGTACTCTAGCGAACATTGGTGTACGATTGGCGCAGTTGGCAAGTATAGGAACCGTGCTATTTGGCGCAGATTGGGCCAAGCCAGGGACCGTATTTATGAGGTTAGCATTAGCGATCCAGTCAAAGCAGTAATAGTAAGCGCTAACCTGAAAGCTGAGGGTGCTGAAAACTAATGGCTACAACGTCCAGCTCTAGCGGTAATATTATTTGGCCTAGAGTGCCATTTATTGACCCTACTTCTGGTCAGCCTGCTTTGCCTTGGCTTTTATGGTTACAAAGCCCTAATTTTGTTAGTGTAAAAACTGGGCAACAGACAATCCAAGGTAGTCAAGAAATTACTGGGAATTCAGTAATTGACGGTAATGAGATAGTAAAAGGCACTTTAACGGCTCTTGGTGGTATTTCAGGGGGTACATTTTGAATGATTTAGATATACCTAATGTACCGACATTAGAGCAAATTGAGCGTTTGCAGGGTGAAATGATGCAAATGCCACAGGCAGAATTGCAGACTGAGCATTATTTTTCTGGTGGTATGTATTGTCGCAAACTAACCAGGTCAGCAGGCACATTAATAGTTGGCAAGGTCCATAAAAAAGACCATTTTTTCTTATGTGCTAAGGGTGAGATTATTGCCTGGAGCGAAGGCGGGATGCGCCATTTGTACCCTGGTGATGTAATTTGCTCAAAGCCAGGCACAAAAAGGGTTACTTTAGCGGTTACGGATGCAATTGGTATTACTTTTCACAAGACTAACAAGACTAATTTAGATAAAATAGAGAAAGAATTAATTGAACCAGATGAATTAGCTTTGTTTGATTCAAGCAACAATTTAAAGGCAAAAGCCTTAGAAGGGAAATAATATGTCATGGGTAGCAGCAGCAATTGCAGGCGCAGCAATTATCGGTTATTCAGGAGCTTCTAAACAAGCAAGTGCAGCTACGAGTGCAGCAAATACGCAAGCACAAGCTGCAGCAAATGCTCAAAATCAACTTCAGCAAAATTATCAGACTTTAGCCCCAAATTACACACCTTATTTGCAAACAGGCCAAGCAGGTTTAAATCAATTAAACGCTGCCATGCCTGGTCTTACCCAATCATTTGGGCCAGAACAATTAAAGTCTAACCTTGCGCCAAACTATCAGTTTATGCTTAACCAGGGTTTAGGGGCGCAAAATCAAGCATTGAATGCAAGTGGTGGTGGGTCAAACATTGGAATTGCTGGAACCAAGTTTGCTGAAGATTATGCTTCTAATGCGTACCAAAACGCATTTAATAATTACCAAGCGCAACAAACCAATATATATAACAGGTTGTCTGGTATAGCAAACATAGGCCAAAACGCTGTTTATGGCTTATCTAATCTTGCCACAGGTAATGCAACTAATATATCCAATCTTGGTGTAGGCGCTGCAAATGCTGTAGCTCAGGGCCAAGTGGGTAGCGCAGCTGCTCAAGCGCAAGGGTACAACAGTATTGGTCAAGGTGCAATGTTGGCATCACTTTTAAATCCTGCTAATGCTGGTGGTACGTCATCTTATTCAAGTCCTACACAAGCAATGATTGCACAGCCTGGTGGTGTATCGCAATACTTTAGTCAATAAGGATAAATATGGGAATAGCATCATTTCAACCGCCAGTTACAACGCCAGTTAAAGGCACGTCTTTAGCTGAGATGATGGGCATGGCACAGGGTGCGCAGGCTTTGCAACAGGCAAGACAATTAAATCCTTTGCAAATTCAACAAGCTCAAGGCGCTTTAGAATTACAAAGACTTCAAACTTCTAAAGCTCAACAAACTTTAGAACCAGAAGTTGAATTAGCTAAAACGCAAGCTGAACAAGCAAAAACTCAATTAAATGATGCTCAATTATTAAATTTGCAAAAACAACAAGCAAATTCAAGCCGTAATTTAATAAAAATGCTTGATTCGCCTGAGCCAGTTACGCCTGCAAGAATTAAAGATCATGTGGTTGCTACTATGGAAAATGCTGGTGCAAGTGATGCTGCAATTATTCAAGCTGTACAAGGTTTGCCAACAAAAGGAACTGACAAAGAACTAAGGGCTTATCTTGCAAAGCATACACTTAATTCACTAACTGCTGAAGCTGAGTTAGAAAAACGATTCCCTGCAGCCACTATGGTTGGAGAAGGCGGTCAAATGACTCCCCGACAAATGGGTGCAGAGGCATTTACAGGTGTACAACCTGGTACAGCAATGGGACAATCTATTGCAGTAACGCCAAACCCAATGCAACCAGGTGTTACAACTGTTAACGGTATTGTTGGACAGTATGATGCAAGTGGTAAATTTGTACCATTTAACGTACAACCTGGTCAACAGCCTGGTAATCCGCCTGCGCCTGGCATTGCGCCAACACCTGCGCCATCTGCAGCTGGGCAAAACAAAATGCCATCAATTGTAAAAATTGACAATTTTTCTGCGCCTGGTCAACAAAATACGCAAGAAGTTGCTAGATATAACGCAGGCCAAGCTGATTTTAATGCTGCTAATGAACGTGCAACACTTGCACAAGATAGCGCTTTAACTGCGCAAAATATTAAAAAGAATTTATCTGCTGCAGCTGGTAGTACACCAGGTAGAGTTTTACGATCAATTGGTCAAACTGTAATTGGTGACCCACAGTTAGATATTCTAGTTAAGAGCTTGGCAGATCAACAGTTAAGACAATCTCAGTTAATGGGGTTGAAGAATCAAGCTGCAGAAGCTGATCAAAGAACTGCAGGCGGTAGTTCTGAAATAACTGCAGAAGCGTTGGCGCACATTGTAGAAAGAGCTGAAGCAACAAACTTAGCGGCTTCTAAATACAATCAAGCATTAACAAAAATGCAAGAAAAATATGGCAAAGAAAGAACATATTTAAACAACGATAATTTTAAAAATGCTTGGGCTAATTCTTACAACCCAATAGCTTTTATTATTCAAAATACTAATCGTCAAAATATTCCGCAAAAAGACAAAGACAAAATCATTGATTACTACACACATGATATGAGTAGAGATCAATTAGATACGTTAGCTAATAACATGAAGAATTTGAAACGCTTAGAGCGTGGAGATTTCTAATGGCAAATGATGCTTACGAATTAGATCCAGATGTTGCAGTCATTCGCAGAAGAATGCCTGTCAATATGCCAAAAAGTGCAATGTATGGCAAAAACCCAGAATTGCAACCTGATGCGGAATATAGTTACGAAACAGATCCTGATATAACCTCAATATCTAACAGAAAAGTTACACCTGCAGAAAAACCAGAGCCAGGTGGTTATTTGCCACTTTTTTTAAAAGGCGCTGGAGAGGCTGCACTACATTCAATTGCTGGTATTGTTTCTGCGCCTGTTAGTGCTGCCGCGGGTATATATGGTACTTTAACAAGTGGTAAATACGGTACGCCTGAAGGTATAAAAGCAGGACAAGAAACTGCTAAAAGAGTTCAGCAAGCAATGCTTAATGCTGGTACACAACCTGAAACCGAAGAAGGTAAATCTTATTTAGAAAGTTTACAAAAAGCATTTGAAGCATCAAAAATACCGCCTGTTGTTCCTGAAGTTGGCGGTCTTTCTGCTGAAACTCAAATTGCAGGCAAAGGCGTACAAACTGCAAAACAAGCATTGAATGCGCAATTTCAAAAGATCAGACCCAAAGTTACAATTGAAACTGTGCCAGGTTTAAGAAACGCAGGTGCTGCAGCAACTGAAACGCCTGCGATGATCCAAGGCAATATTGATGCTGCCCTTGCAAATGCTTCTCCTGAGCTACAAGCGCATATTAATGCGCAAGAGCCAACTAATGTTAATGTGCCTGCTTTAGAAACAAGAGCGCTTGAAGAAAAACACGGTGTCAATTTAACCACAGGCCAAAGAAGTGGCGATACTTCTAAGTATTCTGAAGAATGGAATAGAAGAGGCGAAACTGAAGATTTAACTAATCATTTCAAAGATCAACCTGTCCAACTTGCGAATGCGTTTGAGAAAGCAAAAGTACGTTATGCTGCAGATATACCATCAACTGCTGATGCCTCTGAACTTGGTCAACATGAAATAAATGCTTTATCTGAAAAAGATGCAATAAGAAAAGCAAATATATCATCTGCATACAAAGCGTTGCAAGATCAAAACGGTGGACAATTTCCTATTGATATAGGTACTTTAGATGCTAATATAAAAAATAGTTTATCTAAAAATCTCAAAACCAATCATTTATCCGATGCTGTAAGAAATGATTTAAAAGACTTTTATCAAAATCCTACATTTGAATCTTATGAAGCCATGAGGACTAATTTAGCTAATGAAATGCGATCTAGTTCTAATGGCAACGCCAGAGGCGCAGCATATATTGTAAGACAAGAATTAGAAAACTTACCTGTGTTTGGTGAGAATACTGGCACACCAGAAGCTATGCAATTAAAAGCGTTAGCTGATAAAGCAAGAAGTTTGGTTGTAGAACGATCTAATGTTATTAAAGCAAATCCTGCTTACAAGGCCGCAATTAAAGAGGCAGCGGATTTAAATGAAACGGCTGCGCAAGGTGAAAGTTTAAATGCTGCAAATTTTCATAAAAAATATGTTGCAAGTGCTACTCCTGAAGCAATACGCAGAATGAGATCAGAAATTGATCCAGAGCATATTGCTAATCAAGCAATTACATTTGCCGAATTAGATCGTGCTAAAAATGCAATTACTAATCCAAATGCAACAAGTGTAAAAGCAAATAGTTTTGCAAATTTTATGCAAAAAGAAGCGCCAAAGTTAAAAGAATCTTTGCCGCCAGAAGCCATGAAAGATGTTATGGAAATTGGTTTGTTATCTAGCAAGATTGGCAAACCTGAAGCTGGAACATTCAATTACTCTAACACTTATAGTAGTTTAATTGGTGATCTAGCAAAACAAGGATTGGCTGGTGCTACAGAAATGAAATTAGCAGGATTGACTAGTGGTGCATCAGTACCAGTAGTAAGCCTTGGTAAAGCAATATTACAGAAAAGAACAAAAGACGCATTTGCAAAAGCTGCAATTGATCCTAAAGGCGGATTAACTAAGGAAGAAAAATGAGTACCGATTCACCAATTGACATGTTTAAGTACGGCCAATTGGTCGCAACCGTTGAAACTCTTGAAAAGAAAATCGACAAACTTGAAGCGTCTGTTTGCCAACTGGTCGAGCTTGCCAACAGGTCCAAAGGTGGTTTTTGGGTTGGCATGATGGTTGTCTCGGGTGTTAGTTCTTTGGTTGGATTCTTAACGCATTACCTTACGGTGAAATAATGAAAATAACCAAGGAGCAATTACGATCTTCTTGGCATGTGGGAATTATGGAATTACAACGTGTAATTCAAAATTGGTATAAAAAAGGCAAAATATGGATTGGCTAAAAACAATTGCACCTACAATTTTTACCGCCATAGGTGGACCTTTAGGTGGTCTTGCGTATGAGGCGGCGTCTAAGGTCTTGGGTGTATCTCAAGATGATGCCAAGACTATGCTTGAATCTAATAAGTTAACTGCAGACCAGATCGCTGCGGTGCAACAAGCTGAGATTGCGTTAAAAGCTAAGGCGCAAGAGCTTAACTTGGACTTTGAAAAATTAGCAACTGAAGATCGTGCATCAGCTCGAGCACTGCAAACCGCAACTCACAGCTGGATACCGCCATTCTTGGCTTGCGGAATCACAATTGGTTTTTTTGGTATTTTGTATGCGCTTATGACAGACAAGGTAACAAAGTCTGACGAGTTGATGATTATGTTGGGTTCGCTGTCAACTGCTTGGACTGGCGTGATTGCGTTTTATTTTGGTAGTTCATCTGGTAGTCAAAAGAAAGACGAGATGCTACATAATTCTTTAATGGCAAAATGATTAATTCTAGAAATTTAGATGATTTACTTCCTAATGTTAAAACAAGAGTTGAAAATTTTATCAAGGCTTGCCAAGTTGCAGGCATTGATATTTTGGTCACTTCTACATACAGGGATAACGCTAGTCAGGATGCGCTTTATGCGCAAGGGCGCACGACTGAGGGCAAAATTGTCACAAACGCCAGAGGAGGTGATTCTTTTCATAATCATCGGTGCGCTGTGGATATTGTGCCTTTGGTTGGTGGCAAGCCAGACTGGGATGGTTCACATCCAGTTTGGGCCGAAGTAGGCAGGATTGGGCAAGAAAACGGATTAGAGTGGGCTGGTGCTTGGAAGACGTTTAAAGAATTAGCGCACTTTCAGTACACAGGCGGTTTAACAATAGCACAACTTAAAGAAGGCAATGCAATAGCATGAACAATTTTAAAATTGAAGGTAAAGAATACAAATCACCCAAGTCGCATTATGTGGTTTTGCGTGAGCACGAAAAGAAAACTGAGCACGAGTTGCATAGGCTTGAGGACAAACTTAAAAAGCACGAGCATTTGCCAATGGAAAAAGCGCATCCAGAGGCTAAATAAGGCTTTTACGGTAGGCTTTATAGGTGTCTGGTACTGGCACATTCTCAGGCCACAAATTCGCCTCATGGAGCCTATAAATTGTTTTTAGGTGTGCTCTTTCCCAGTAGCGTTCTTTTTCTTTTTTGCTATAGATTGAGCCTTGGTCCAGATCTGAATGGCAGATATAGCAAAGCGCAGCAATCATATTGTCATCTGCTTTAATTGCTTTGCCTTTACCATGTGCGCCCTGGTTACTGTGCGCTGCCACAATAGTCCCATCATCTGCGCCACACATCTGGCAATGCAAATACCTGCAATTATCTAACAGTTTACGATTGCGGACATATTCACGTTTGGGGTTTGGTGTCATCTAATTCAATACCATTTGTTGCGCACCAGCAATACAACCACTCTACAAATTGCGATGCCTGTTGCTGAGTAAATTTACGAGACTGTATACCTAATTGAACAATTCGCTGACTATCTAGGCTCGGCACGACTTTACCGCCTGCAAGCCCTGTTTCTGAAGCAAATTGGTCTATTAAAAACCGTTTCCAACTCTCCTCATCCCATTGTGCGCCCAAATGCTTGGCCTGCTTTGCAATCTCTGCAATTATTGCGTGATATAGTTTATTTTGATCGTTTGAGCGAACTGCATCAATAATTTCTATCGTTAATTCTTTACCACTATTAAGCGCCTCTAGCACTTTAGGCCAAATGCGGACCATTAGCGCTCTGGCCTGCGGTTCCGAAATTAATTTAAATTTCATGCAAAATGTATAAAAACTTAGGACAACATAAGGTTGAGCATTCTTAATGCGCTATCTGGCGAATCAACCAGGCAAAACGGTCCTCCTTTCCAATTTTCAGCAAAATGCTGTTGATTTTCGTTAAAGCCCTTCTTTCCATAAGCGCTATTGGGGTTCTTAACCTCCATTAGCATGGTCTTATTGTTGTATCCAATCAACAGATCGCAGGGATCGTCCAGGTAATAGACCGTTGCGCCTCTAGCCCTTAGCGCCTCAACTATATCTTTTTCGTTTACGTCCCTACGAGCTGCTTTGCGCATTTTTTTGTTCCTGTATCTTATTTTTTACGTCTTCCGCTAACCTTGTAAATAATACGTTACTATGCATTTTTTGCTTGACTTGATCTCGAATAAATTCAACCCAGCCAGGCTGCTGCGCCAAGTGCGCATACAGTTCTACCGTATCGTCATACATTTCGTCAAACTGGTCCATCTTTGACAATCCATTTGCGCATTGCATTAGTATTTCTATACCCAAGCGCCTTGTAAAGCCTGGGCATTTCGTGTTTTAAAGATTCTTTTACTTTAGGCAAACGCTCTTTAATACCGTATTTTGCTTCTAAAAGCTCTGCATTTTCAGGCCAAGGCGGTACTGGCTGCCATATTGTTTTAATTTCCACGACCAATCCCCTTTAATTTTTCTCTGATGTGCTCAGGCATAGGCACAAAGTTCTTGCGCTCCTCATCCAGTTTAACCAGGTAAGGATCACGTTCTTGGACCATATTGCTTACTTCAGGTATCTCTGCACCGTCCCAGCGCTGCTGGTTAAGGTAAACCAAGGGAGCTGGTATAAAAGCGCCATTATCTTTGCGCCAATCATTCGTAGTTTTCATCCATTCCACATGTTTAATTATTTGATCTGCACAAGCATCACAGTAGTATTTCTGCCATTTTTTTAAACATTCTGACTTACCACCCTTGCGAGTTGATTTGGGCCAGGCTTTCCAAAAATCTTCAAATGTCATTTCCAAATTCCTTGTAAAGTTTTTGTATCGTATTCAGGTTCGTTATTTCCAGGTATTACAAATAAACCTTTACCTCTAATAACTCTGCCCCAATCATCAAATCTTTTAATATTTACTAACCATCCTTTTTTTACTGAATTGTAAATTTGATCTTTAGTTAACCCCATTTTTTTTGCTTCATCTAAAGAAATGGGCTTTTTAAAATAAGACTGTAGTTCATCTTTAGTCATATTGTTTGTTCAGTAAATTTATTTTTATAAATGATCGTTACTAGATAAACTCATAAGACTGCGCATTTTATGATGGTTTTTATTTATTATCTTAATGTCTTTATCAGTCATGTATGGCGCCCATCTTTGTTTTTTTAAATCCCAAGTTTGAACTTGATTCATAACTCTTTCAACATCAAACTGTGGATACCGTTTTTTATATTTTTCTAATCTTAATCTTAATTTTGGTTCAATCCATTCTTCACAATACATATTAATTTCCTGTATTAAGGGGTGTTCTTGGTGATTCTTAGAGCAAAGCATAGCCTAACCGCATCAAAATGCCAGTTTCGCTCTATGCCTGTGGATAAGTGTTCTCGGAGCCATCTCGTCGCATTGCATTAAGTCAGACTATTTCAACCACCACGCTCTAACTATTCGCCCACGTTCCCTGCTTTGGTTCGCTCGTGTTACAGGGTATCTCAGACACAACCACCGACGTACCGCATTGTGT